CCAGTACGACCCGAAATCAAAGCTTCCTGCGCCGTTGTCAATCCAGCTAACTGACCTTGGATTTCTCCTGCCAAACTAGCAGCAGTGCGCATACTAACTCCACCGGCCCTCAATCCTTCAAATAGGTTGGCAAAGTTTTTACTTGCCCCATCTGCGTTATCTCCCAAATACTTGAACGCTTCCGAAGCATTATGCATATAGTTGATAGCATCATCCATTCCAACGCCAAGTTCTTGGTTGAGTTGAGCTGTTCTAGCAACATACTCATTGGCTCGTTCTGCATTGAGCCCATAGTTGGCTTGTGCTTCTGAGAGTTGTGTCAGTACTTTATCAACTTCTTGACCAGTACCAGCAGCGAGCCTCAGTGCTTGACTAAAAGCATCGGTTTGATTTTTGGCCACCCCAGTGCTTCCGGCAACAGCCTGTAAGTTGCCTGGAATGCTGGCCCAAGCTTTGTAGTATCGAGCAACATCTTCGGTAGCAATCCCGGTAGCCTTAGAAACTCCCGCCATCATTACTGCTTGACCTTGTACCACAGTATTTAGATCCTGCAATCGTTCGCTTACACCACCGAAGGCACCACCTGCGGCAGCGATTTGCAAGAAGCCCATCCGAAGCTTATTAGCGCTATCTGCACCGGCAGCCATTCGATCCATTAGTTCGACGATTTGATCTTTGATTTGAGGTAGCGCTAATCCTTTGGTATTAATGCCGAACATTTTGGTTAGGTTGGTAATAAGAGGAGAAGTAATATCCGTAATGTGAGATAAATCGGTTTTGATAGAGCTGATGGTGCGGGTAAAAGAACCGATACCTTGAATATCTCCAAATCCGTCAAAAGCCTTTGATGCCCCCAATGCCATCACGGTCAATGTTCCTAAGGTATTGGCCCCAGCAGTAGTTTGAATTTTGAACTCACTCAAATCCTTACCAGCCTCGCGTAGCATATTACCAAACTTTTCATCCATCATTTGAGAAGCGGTTTTGAACTCAGCATTCAAATGTTTTAGTGCTTCGGTTGCTCCGCTAATGCCACGAGCAGCTAAGTCTTGCAGTTTTTGCTTGATAGTATCTAAAACGGATGCACTTTTTTCAGCCGCAGAATGCAGATCTTCGTACTGCTTAGATAAATCCGCTATTACTTTGCTATTGTCATCCGCCATATATTAGTCCTTCAAATGTTTTCTTCGTCGATGCTTACTCTGGCTTTGTAGTGCGTCTTTCTTGATCCATTCTGATGTCTTCTCGAAATCGCTATCACTGGAAATATGTTGATTGATGCCTTCTCCTGTAAGTTGCTTGACTGCTTCCGGGTTCCAAAAGGATCCTATTAGATATGCGGTATTCTTAGCAAGTTCCGCCTGATCCATTTGATCGGCCCACCAGTTATGAAACATCCATAGCTTCATAATAGGATCTATATCTTCCAAGATTTGACTATCCGGGAACTGACGGAACATTTGGCAAAGATGCCAATGGAAGCGTTGTTCAGGTTCCAGCGCTATTTTTTTAGTGAGTCCGCTAAATTAGCTCCATCTTGTGCAGTTTTGATAGCGTATTTCTGATTGATTTCATCCACTAAGAGCTGATATTCAGTATGTAAGCGAGATAATATGGCCTCATCCATTTCTTCCACAATGGCTAATCTTGCTTCCAAGCTGTCGCTGCCCAAATACAAATCTAAATCGGTATCAAAAACACGATGCAAAGAGCGTGCCAGTGTTTGTTTTCGCAACTCAAAAGATAGTTCTACCGTTCCATCCCAAGGAGCAATAGCAGCAAAAATCTCTCGTAGTTCTCGACCTTTAAGAGAATGTAGTCCAAATTTGACCCCTTCGATTTCAACTTCTCGCTCTAATCTGCCCAAACCTGTTAGAATTTCAATCCGTTTGCGAGCGGTATCACCTAGTTTTTCTTTACCAGTAGCTTTGGCGCGTTTGGCGTCGGTAATGGATTTTTCAATCTCTTCCACGCTCATTTCTCGCACCGCGCTTCGAGCTTGCATTGCTTCGGCAGCACTATCGGGAAGAAGAGGCATCCCACGAGCTTTAAGAATTTCATTAGCCTTTTCTACATTCATTCCGGCAGATGCGTCGGGAACACTCAACTCACGCATTGGTTGGGTCGGGGCTGAAAAGGAACGGTTCGAAATATCGCTTTTGATGTTAGGGGGCATAATAAACTCCTTGAAGGTTTCAGTAAGCTATATATCCGATCAAATCTACGAATATCGTGATATATTAGTGAGTAGGAACTTCACCTTCTAAGGATTTTCAATGCCATCTCCCGTTCAATTTGCTTCTAATACTGGCTCACAACTTCTAGGCGCAAATGGGGCCAATATTACGGACACCGCGCTTTCTACCAATATCATCATCAAGGTGGGCCCCAATGCGGTTGGCGCGGTGCAGTCGATGGAGATCCGAGAAGATCGCGAAATCCGAATGATTGATGAGGTTGGAACTGATGGTCATATCGATAGCGTTCCGGTTCGTTCCACAAACTATTCCGGCACTTGTGAGCGTATTCGATTCGAGCGCATGCGCATCTCCGAAGCGTTTTCCCGCTCTTTCCTCCACGCCAAATCCCAACGCTATCCTTTCGACATCGTGATTTTCGATATCCAGAATGGCGATGGCAATAATGCTTTGATTACTACCATCAAAAATGTGTGGATCCAAGAGATTAGTTATGGGTATCGGGCGGACAACTGGATTATAACGGATCGTATGACGTGGCAGGCCGAAGATATCTATTCGACTATAAGCGGTAATCAGCCGGGAGCGCAGGGCGGAACACTAAGCATTCCTCTTGCAATCCAGAGCCCCACCAGCGACATTGAACAGTCCGCAGATACAGGCTCTAGTCGGGGTGCATTGGATGTCCCGGGCTTGATTCAAGCAGTGCTACCTTACTGATTAGTAATGCAGATTATACTGTATTAGTAAGCCTAACAATAACGGCATAACTATCACGACATCAAATAAGATGTAGGTGAAGTACCGCTTATCAGTATATTACATCTGTGCAGCGAAGAAATTGGCTTGTAAGACGGAAAATTGGATATTAGAGCCTGTTGTACAGGTAACCCGTATATCCATTACATCTCCGGCGTTCAGTTTATTAATATCGCCAATCGTAAAATTGATAGTAGGGGTGCCGCTAATACCACTGGTAGAAAACTGAACCTTACCATTTACGTGAATAGAGCCATTGATGAATAACGCTGCTTTGAAAGTAAGATTGTTAGCAGACTGCATACTGCAAGTGCAATTTATCAGATACCAACCAGTATAGACTATCGTTAGTGTTCCGGCGCTAAAATTAGGAGTAACACCGAAATTATTTTGATTGGTGGTCCATTGATTTATGAGGTAATACGTATTTTGTGTTGTAAGAGTTTGGCTGGCGGTTGCGTCTTGCACACTTATTTCACCAAATAATGTGGATACTCCAAGTGCCGCTCCGGCATTATTGATAAACTGTTCCTGTTGAGCATCAAATTGTTGCAGATCTATGCTGGTGCTGACTACGGTAATATTCCCATTACGGATATGATCTGCCAACTCTCCCTTGATCAAAGAATGACGAATATCAGCTTCGGATACTTCTGGGTTTTGCATCAAATCCAATGTATTACCATAAGCAACTCTGGTATTGAAAACCTTGATGGTTCTTTTATCAGGTGTTGTATTTTGAATGGTAAAATTGATACTGGTCTGTTTTGGATAGACAGTATTGAAACCAACGGTCATATAGGAATGCGGGGATATTCCATTGGACTATCACTTTGGATTTCATCTTTTCCCTCTAAATACCAGTATTGGTTCATATTTATGTTCTCCGCGACTCTTGAATGCCGTGTTCTTGGTGAGTTGCAGCTTCCAGCTATCCAACAGAACAAATCCGGCCTTTTCGATGATATTGCACATATCTTTCATCAGAGGGAATCCGTCTACCTCTTCCTTGATGTTGATGGCCAATAAACCATCATCGCTCAATAATCGCTCGATATTGTTCACGCTTTTCTGCCACCAATCATTGATGAACGCGGAGTAGTTATTGTCGTAATAGGCTTGGCTATCATCATTGCTATATTGCTCCAAATTGAAATAGGGCGGGGAGCTAAATGCCAATTTCACCTTGCCAGCATATTTAGTATCGCTATACGCTTCCGATCCAGCACAAATCAAGTCTGCTTGCCGATCGAGCCCAGGGATATGGCCTTGCAAGAAGTCAAAAATGGCTTGATTGCTGGCCACTGTTTCCCGCATTGGATCTACTCCAACATAGGTCAGGGGATGCGGCATGGCCATCGCTCCCAATAGTCTTTGTCCAAAACCCATTGAATAATCGAAAACCACATCTCCAGCTGCCGTGTATTTGGAGTAAATAGCTTTGGCTACCGTAGGAAAGAAAATGCTGGCCTTGAAGGCGACCTTGGAGTTGCATAATCCTTGTTTCAGCATATTGCCGGTCATATTATAGCTCTGCTTTTCGTGGGTGCGGTTGGCGATCACTTTGCGTAGTTTCTCGTCGTCCATAAATGTTTCCAGCATACTGGGCTTCCGCAGATCATAGCCGGACTTGACCTCGTAGAAATGTGGGGCGAAATGCTTGAAAATGGCAATGCCAGCTTGATTGTTGGTAGCAATGATATCCTTTTCTTTCAGGATGGTTTTGATATCCATCTTCTGTAAATGAGTGAACTCTTTGATGATCTCATCGTCGGTTAGAATGGGATAGGGGAAACCATTTGACCGATAGAAGGTAAAAAGGAACTCATTGATGGGCTCTTTTTCGGCGGGGGAAAGACTTTTGAGGTAGTCGCCAGTTAGGATATGACCATTATAGGAGGGGATGTAGGTAGTACCGTATTTAGCAGTATCAGAGAATTTGATGGCCTTCTTGCTGGTTTTCTTGTCCAATAAGGTAATCAACTCTTGAAAGGCTTGTTTCTTACGGTCTAAATAGATGGTAGCGTCTTGATAGATGAAGTCCAAGACTGGTTTTAGGGTAGCTTTGGAGGAAAATTGAATATTACTATGATCTGGCTTATCATCTCGGGAGCCGGGCTTATTGCATTTGATGCCAAGTTTGGTTTCCAAATAAGCTATAAGGCCGAGGATAAAAGCCTTATTAGAGGAAATGTCCAGACGGGGCCGATCCGGATTGGCATTGGAAATACATCCATCACCATCCATATAACCGCGGATAAAATGGGACATTAGGTGATCAGGCACAATATCAAAAGAGGGGAAAGCAATCTTCCTGCTCTTGTCTGGCATGCATCCTAACTTGATCAGGTCGCCATGGATTTTCTTACTGTAGAAAGCCAAGTATAAATAGTCTTCCTTTTCGCGATGGTCTACACCTAACTTGACAAATCCATAGACGATTATCGACAACTTTTCCAAGATGTTTCGATCCTGGGGGTGTAGCTCGATTTTGATCGCATAGCCTCGTTTGGAAAGGTTACCATCTGCATAGAGGAAGCCAAGAAAGTAGGCCTTCTCCTGGCTATCTATTTGCTTGAAATAGTCCTGATCAATGTCGTATTTCCGCTTGTTTTCGGTGGCAGGACGCAATGCCACTCCGCTGCGTTTGAGCACACGGCAAACGGTGCTCCCGTCCAAATCCATATTCCTGGCTATTACTTCGGAAGATATCCCCTGCTGATAGGAAGCGACTATTTGAACTGTTTGTTCAGGAGTAATGCGGAATAGGGTCTTCTTATAGACGCCAAGGCGTTTTAGTAGGCGATCGACGCTTCGATGGTGTATGCCGATTTGAACGCCAATATCTTTGGTATGGATGCCTTCGTTATAGAGTTTGATAGCGTTATTGATTTGGTCTTGCGATAGTATTCCCATTTTGGTTCCTTTCTTCTTAGGTATCATTAGTATAACGATCGCTGTTAGCAGTGTCAATACTATATAATACGAAAGTAGCCGCAGATGAACCCAAAAGTGCCCGCTGATGAACCGTGTTTGAGCAAATAGTGCCAGCAGATGAACCTAAAAGTAGCGGCAGATGAACCTATTGAGTAGCCGCACTTGAACCGCCAAAAACAAAAAGGACGGAGCTTTTGGCTCCGTCCTTTAAGTCAAGCTAAGTGCTTGAAACTATTAGGGATTTATTATGCTCCCACTATGACCGATTTATTTCCCTTAGCACAGCCTCTGGGATTTACTATTGCGATCCCAATCTGTTCCGAGACCACCCAACCGAGTTTCAGTTGACGGGGTTCATCGGCTGGCAATACTTCAATATCTTGTCTGATTGGCATCACTCCAACGAACTCAGGGTCACTCAAAGCGTAAACCGTACCAGGCGGAACGATTTTGCTTACCAGGATGTCCGCACCCCAAATATGAGCATACAGACCTGTCTGGAGGATTTCGCGCATTGTCACGGGGTCTACTTCGCCACCGCCAACGCCCTGACCACCACCGCTACCCCACTTGAGGATATCGGTAAATTCGTTGATATTCATGAAGAATTTCGTTGTCACGAGGTCCCAACGATCAACTTGAGCTTTGAGCTCAACCAGATCGCGCTTCAGGAGACCCGCGTCTGCGATATCTTGCACAGTGTTTTCAACCGAGGCTGCCGCGTCGATAGCCGCGAAGACGTTGGCGTCTTCTTGGGCCATGATTTCTTGGCGAGCCTTCTGAACTGCACGGTCGATAACATTGAACCGACGACGCTTGACTTCTGAGATACGAACTGTGGGGTTGGCCACGATCTCAAATTCGGGCACAACAACACGGTCACCGAAGACGCGTGACTCGGGAGCTGTTCCGTTGCTTGACACAACAACCGCAGCGACATCGATATCGCGCTCATATGTCGG